TGTCAAGTGGAAAGAACAAAAAAATTGGCCGCCCGAAAGGCGGCCAATAGTCTGTAAGTCCTTTGTTTTCAATCTGCATAGACTCCCGACGTGACGTTAACTGTGATACCGGAGAACATCACGTGCGCGTTCGCCTTATCAGTTACAAAGTTTTCGGAGCAGCGGAACCGGGCTTCGTACGCATCCACGTTGGCAATGCGCAGAAGAATGGTGCCATCATCTTCGGCCCACTCACCCTTCGTTTCAGGCAACCACTGCAGGTGGGAGCTGTTGATCCCAGCCAGGTAGCCGTACGCGAAGTCCTTGTCTGTGCGGAAGCTCCAACCGTTGTAGGTCAGATCCTTCTTGTTCGCACCAGCAAGAGTGCCAGCGTCGTAGTTCTTGGCCGCGCCAGTCGCGTCGTAACGACGATCGGCTTCGGTCAGCTTGGAGATCTCGCGGCGTACAGATGAGTGACAGATGAACTTGTCGATCATCTCGCCAGAGAGTTCCTCAGCGTTATCAACACCGCGCTGCAGAATGTCGGTGTTGATCGTTCCAACGTTCGGCATCACTGTCGACTCGTAGAACGTGTTGGCGGTGCGGGACAGCCCGAAGATCGTGGCAACGAAAGTGGCGTTGTCAACGAGACCCAGGATACCCTGAGGCGCGAGGTCGGAGGCATCGGAGCCAGCCGAACCGCTGTTCTGACCATACGAACCGGAACCAGCGGCGCTCACCGAAGTGGTGCCGAGGGTCAGCACATCGCCCACGGAAGCGGTCACGCCCGCGGAGTTGGCGGTAACCAACGAGCCGGAAGCGGCAGCAACTGTGAAGATGGTGCGAACGGTTGCAGCGTTGTTGGGCTGAATGGCGATGACCATGCCGGGCTTAATGAACCGGGTAGGGTTCACAGTACCAGACACGCCACCGGGGTTGTTGATGGTGACAACAGACCCTGCAGCCGTAGCAACGGTCACAACAGCCAGAATTTCCGAACCGAACCCAGCCAGTGCGCGGTTGCGCTGACGAGCCACGTCGTTCACGAGGCCCTTCTGTTCCAGGTCCATCGCCCGGACAAACGAACCCTTGTCCGAACGCGACGCCCGCATCACTTCGTAGGACAGCTGAATGCGGCCCTTGAGGTGGCAAACGGGAATCAGGAGGTTCACAACTCCCTGCGAGCCGGCGGTCGGAAGAGCTCCGCCCTCAGCGACGTACAGAACGCCGCTGTAGTTACGCGAGGAGTGCAGTGCGAATACAAGCTGGTTACCTTGCCATTCGTACTGAGTAAGGTCTCCCTCTGTGAAGAGGTCGAGCAGGTTGGTCTTTTCGTTCAGTTCCTCGCGGATGCCAGGAAGATAAACGTTCTTCAGTGCGGACGAAAACGATGATACTGTTGCTCCAGCCATTGGAATGGCCTCCTATGATCGATGTCCGCTCAGTGAATCAGCTCTACGCCCCGTTATTGATGTGCGCCCAAGCTGCCTCATGCAGTTCGGCGTTTATGGCGCCTTTCTGCTTTGGCGGCGTCTTGGTGAACCGCCCATCTCCTCCGCGCGTACTCGCTGTCCCCTGAGTCGGTAGTTTCTTGTTCTGCGCCATGGCTCTCGCCTTGGACGCAGCATACCCGGGGTCAGTGGGCTTTAGATTGCCGGCTGCGGTAGTAGCCACGTCGGCTTTCCATCCTAGGTGTTGCATCACGAAACCATAACCCTCTTTTACGAGGGCCTGGGCTGCTCGCCCACCACGGCTCCATTGATCCACCCGCTCATCGCTACCGTTGATCCAGTCTTTGATTAGCGTCCCGACAATGGACATCTTCATGCCGGTGCCATCATCCTTGAAACCATCGGTCTCGAGGTAGCCCGCTACGTCGTCTCTGGCATCTGCTTCCTGTGTTTGGAAGCGCAGTTCCGTCGACTGCGCACCCTGCTGCCGCTGCTCTTCCATGAATTCCCGGAGTTCTTTCAGCGCCTCGGCCTGTTCCTCTTTCGAGATAAAGCCTTGCTGCTTCAAATACTCCCGGACCTGTGCAGCCTCTTTGGCTTTAGGATCCGCTGGGTTCGCTTGCCGTTCGACATTCTGCCTACCCGCCTGCGCCGCCGCTTCGGCCTTCTCGCGCCTTAGTTGAAGGAGCTCGTTAGCTACCGCGCGGAACTGGGTCGGATCGGCCAGCCCCCACTGTTTTGCCTCTCTCTCCCACTGCGACAACTGCTGGATCCGATTGGCCGCTTCGTTGTACCCTCTCACCGCATCTTCGCGGGTCCGGTACACTGTCCGATCGTTTACCGGGAGGAAAGGCTCTTCCGGCTTATCCTGGACTTCGGTTTGTTCCCCGCCGTCCTGTGGGTCCTGCTGTACTACTTCATCGACCTCTACTGGAGTTTCCAGCTCGAGTTCATCTGCCATCACTTCACCTGCGTTTATAGTCCGGGAGTTGCCCAGACTGATTTGCTACCTTGGCCGCGATTATTACCACGGCCAAGTTAGCGAACCTTTACAGAATATCGCTCCACGAATCGTAGGTGCCGAACTGCGTACCCGCGATTTCAGCGCCCTGACGTTGCCGAGCCACTTCAACCACCACCTGGAAGTCATATCCCGGAGTGGAAGCTACCGTACGGCAAACTGCCACGAACACTCCGCCGCGTGCAACCTGCGGAGGATTGAACTGAGTCGCGCTCGTGAAGATCCCGGCATAACCGCCGGCCGTGGTGGTCGAGTAGACCACAACGGGGACCTGGTTAAAGTTTGAGTTGCTCAGCGTGCTGCTCGCCATATTGAACATGCAAGTTGAGGTCGCAGTGTCCGGAGAGGCAGAGCAGAACGTGATCCCTACCGTGCTCGAGACCCCGCCTGAGGTCGCCGAAACCGGAGGAAAGTAGAGCAGATCGACGCAATCCCCAGCGGTGCCCGCTGCGGAACTGCCCGGAATGCGCTCACCAGCCCAAACGGCCCGAATAACACCATTGAACGGGATGTACTGCGAAAAACAGTAAGCCGACTGAGTGGTGGCGGAGCCGGTGGTTCCACCGACGATAGTGGCGACGTTGATTCCAGAAGTCGTGGTTAGCAGACCCTTGATCTGCATCACGATTGGAAAATCACCTTCGTTTCTTAAATTTATGATCTCTCTACCTCCGACAGTTTCCCCCGATCTTTTGCCCGCAAGATCGGATACTGCTATTAGTTTACAGTAGACGTCCGCGACGCGTTTTTGATAGATTTAAACAATGGTGGAACCCGAACATATAGAGCGCGCCTATAAAAGCGCATGGCATCTGCTCATCGCCGCAGTGGGCGTCTACGAGCTGAGAAACCATAAGACTAAATTGTCGAAGGTATTGGCTTGCGGGCTAATCGCGTTCCATGCAGATGCTGCAGTCTGTGACTTGCTAGATATTCCGACTACGCCTCAGCGGCTCATTGCACGTACCATATCGAATTGCAAACCTTGAAGCCATCCAGCAATTCATTCACAGCCTCGATCACCCCTGGCGCTCCGGATTGGTAATCGTGTCCGCATAGCAGACCGCCTGGAGCCAGAAGGTTACCCCAAGCAAGAATGTCGGCTTTCGCGTCTTCATACGTATGACTAGCGTCAATAAAAATAAGATCGAACTCCTCGTCCTTGAACGTCTCTGCGGCGGCAAGAGAGGTCAATCGGTAGGGGTATACGTTCACGCCCGCCATGTTGTTCATAAACTCCATCATCAGCCAATCTTCCGGCTTGTCCCGAAGAAAATCGCGGTGCTGCCGCTCGTCGCTGCCTTTCCAGGTATCGACTGCCAGCACCTTGCCGGGGCAGTTGTCCGCAAGAGCTCTAGTGCTGCGCCCCATCCACGAGCCGATCTCCACAATCAGGTTGCGGGTAGCGGCCTGCTCGGCAAGGAACTGTAGTTCATCAGGGGCCATCCATCCCGTGATTTTTAACGCCTTCGAGATATCAGGCATATTTCTTCCTCATAATGTCCAGCCATTTTGTAGAACGCTCATACAGATGAACAATTGGGTAGAGTTCACCTTTAGCGGTGCGGACCTCTCCGGTCTTTTCGTCAAACACAGGATCGCGATCGGCGGAATGGATAATGGGAGGGCCGAAAGGTGAACGTTTTTCCGGCCACCATTGTGCAGCAAAAGGCTCGTCCACTCCCGGCACTTTGATGATTTCTTTGTACGGCGAAGTCCTGGCGAGGCAGTTGAACATGCCTTGGTCGACGGTACCGGGCTGGGCCACACAGCCCTCGTACATATCCTGCATGAGGTCCAGTATCGCCTCGTATGCGCCGGCAAAGGTCCCGCAGGCTAGAGCCTCTTGCTTTCGGAGCTCGCTCCATAGGGCATCGTCTTGCGCCGCTTGGCTTCCCCACCTATCGTTATATTTACAATCGGCCGAAGTGTGGCTCAGTCCGGAGAACACTATTTGTGCAGGGGATATGGTCTCCAGGAAAGGAACGGGGTCGGTCTGAAACACTACGTCCCGCACGTCTGTCCAGATGACGCTCCGGAAGACGTTATTTTTCAGGAATTCGATCACCGGTGCAAACCGGTGGTATCCGTAGGCCAAGTTCTCGGGGAGAAATTTGCGGTCGGCTTCTGAATACGTGGCGGGAGTCCGTGGTATGACGATGAAACCCAAGCGCCGCAAGTTGTCGATTACTTCTTGCGGTTCCTGCTCCACAAAGACAGTTTTCATGCCCTTGAAACCGCACCGCGCCAGGGAATTGGCATATGGCGCAAGGGTGGTCCAATCCATTCCTCGTATTACGGCGATGGTGATGTCGGGGAGGGGGTGAGTCTCCGCAAGAGCTTCGCGAGTGAGATTCCGGAACCTCTCTCGGTTTTCGAGGAAGTACTGAGGTAGCCGGGGATCATCGCTGCTACGTTCTTCCAGGAATTTCCCGGTAAAAATGTTTCGCGGAGATAAAATCGAGTGCGCCAAGCCAGCCTCGCTGATATCGGCCAAATGAGGGAAATCTGAAGAGTGCGCGAAATTGCGCAACTTCTCGCGCAATCTTCGTAAACTCATAAAGCTACTGAAATGCCATCCCGCGTTTTTAAGGACTACGCATGCGCCCGTAGCGGTCTGATCTAGATGGCCTCGCGGGGGCTGCGTTCCGCCGTTCTCTTCGAACATTTTAACGGTGCCCATATAGCTGCGCGTCCACGGCTCAAGGTACGAGTTGACGTTGTACATGAACATGTCCATGGACAAATAACAGGGAACACCCCGCAGTTGCGGGATGCCAACTTTAAGGGCGTCTGCGCGTGGGATCTCATCGGCGTCAGAAACAATCGCCACATCATCTGGAGAGGCCGATACCGCCCTAATCTCCTGCATGAGGGCCGCGCGGTGGAAGTTCTCGCGGGCCCACCCGCTCTGGGAGTCCGTATACTCTGGCTTCAGTTTGTCTAAAGTCACATAATGGATCTTGTGGCTGAACGGTGCCGTTACTTCGCGCCAGCGTTCGGGGTCCGCTAAATATGTAGGCTGCCGCACACCAGAAGCGCCGTGGGGTTCGCAGCTCTCCACGATAACGAAGTAGTCAACGATCGGGTCTAGTTCGTGCAGGCGGATATCGAGAACATCCATCTCCCCGGCGAACATGAAGGCGTCGATAAGCTTAGACATGTGTCCCCGAAGTCTCCCGAAGTCCCGACAACAGGGGGGTTGTGTGCGCCCATCCCAGGACATCAAACGCTTTGTCTGGCTGCGCGCGCCAAGGGCCGTTTAGGTCGTAATATCTCTTGGGCATATCGAACACCGGATCGTGTTTAATGCCGAATACATACTTCGCCAATTCCGCCAGGTGCCCAATCGAAGTCTCATAGCCAGTCCCGATGTTGAAAGACTCGCCGTAGTGCTTCGGTTCTAGTCTGGTAGCGGCGCAGAAGAAGGCGTCGCACACGTCATCAACGAAAATAAAATCCCGCGTTATTAGCGGGGAAACAAACGGTGGGTATTCCCCTTTCAGGCCCTGCAAAATCACCTGCGGAATAAGCCTATCAGTAGCAGGCTCATTCGGCCCGTATACCGCATAGAGCCGCAGGTTGCAGCAGCGCAGATCGCGGTATTTCCCGAAGAACTGAATCAGATCGGAGGCCGCCGACTTTGATACTGCGTAATGGGTGTGTGGCTTGCGCGGCGTCGATTCTAGAGGGGCGTCGAGGATGTCTCCGTATTCCGATGAAGAGCCGGCATGGTAGTAGGCAATCTTGTATTCGGATGCCAGTTCCAAAAGTTGGGCTTTCGTGGTGACATTCGTTTGGTAAATTCGCGGTACATCGGTCTGGTTTATGTATCCCCCATACGCGATGCAATCGAATATTGTGCTGGGCTTAGTGGCCTCTATGACTGCCCGGGCGTGCTGCTGCAGATCGTCGAACAGAAGGACGCTAGTAGCGTGTTTCGAATCCGTCTTGTGGCGGAAGGTGCCATAAACATCGTCGCGCACTGAGCGTAACATCTTGAACAACCGGCCGCCAATAAAGCCGCCGGCTCCGAGCACGAGGATGGGCCCCTGGATGTTACTGATTTTCGTATTGGTTTCCGATTTCGACAAGGAGAGTACTCTTTCCCGCCTTGGCCAGGCGAAGGGCTTTTGTGTATGCCGGGTAAATGTCTTCGGCTTCGCGCAAAACGACAACTTCGATATTGGTTAGCATCAGACGGAAGGCATTAGTGTAGTCGCCGTCTGATTGACAGCCGGGGTAGAGCGGAACGGTAGAGCCGACGGCCGTCCGGATTATCACCCCCGGTTTATACCCCCCGTCGCTCATCTGCTCTAGCTTGTCGACGTGGTTGACGAGCTGGTTTGTGGCGCATAAAAGGAAGTTCCACCGGGCGTAGCAGCTCACGGGGATGAAGCCGGACAACGAAAGGCCGATCGACATGCCCATCTGTACGTCTTCGATAATTGGGAGATCAATCTTCTGCTCTTTCGGAACATCGGCGAGGGTCCATCCGACGCGCCCATAGTTCTGGTACAGGAACAGGGTGTGTGGATCCTTCGCCAGCATTTGCATGGCCCGGGCCATCTCTTGGCCGTAGTCATTATTTAGAAACGCGTCCATATCTCCCTTTGCTGTACCCATTAAAATTTAATCCACTGGGTCGCGCCCGCATGTAAATATTTCTTTCGCTCATATCGAAATGACGGCTCGTATGTTGGCGCCGTCAATCCCCAGGCTTTGAGGGTATCAGTCTGCGCCGACATTCCGTTGGATTCGATATGGAAGTAGATAGGTAACTGATGGCCCTGTGCATATTTCATGCATTCGTGGGCCACCCCTATCTCTGAAGCAGCGTCGCCTAAGAAGACATGAACAAACTCATTACAATTGGGAGTCCGCTTGATGCCCATCGCCAAACCAACAGCGATCGAAAGCGCCCCGCCCACAATGGCGGAGCACAGAACGCGCTGCTCGGGGAAGGACAAGGCTACGGAGTTGCCGGCGATAATGGAGGCCTTGAGTTTGTCTCTGGGTACCCCCTTAAGGAGACAATGACAATGGCTGCGCCAAGTGCCCAGAACCCAATCCTGCGGCTCGATTAGCCTATCGAAGATGTCGACCAGTTCCTGATAGGCCTCTCCGCAAAGGTGAGTTACCGCCGGTATCTTCTTGGCAGTAAAAAGTTCCGCGATCTCTTCTTCAAACGATTCTAGTTCCGCGGCGGTTGCCATTTGCATAGAATTTCCCCGGCGTACTTTAATACTACAGAATCCCATTGTGGAGGGCAACCGATAAAAAACACCCTGTCTAAGGCCTGCTGGGCGTTCGGGTAAGTGGCCGCGTCACCCAAATGGGCGTATCCCGGGTGGCGAAGGATGTTACCGGCAAAGTAGGGCCGCGTCTGAATCAGGTTCGTCTCTAGGTGCTGGACCAGACTTTCCTTGATTTTCCTTGATTCACAGATCAGAGGCACCCCGAACCAGCTAGGATCCGCCAAGGGAAGTGTTGCGGCGGTATCGACGGGCAGAAATCTCCGAATGGTGGCGGCGTTATTGCGCCGTTTCGTCTCTATTTCATCGAACTTCTTCAGTTGTTCCAGGCCGATCGCGCCCTGCAGATCCAGTGGTTTAAGGTTGTAGCCCATGTTCGTAAAGAGGTACTTATGGTCGATCTCCGAACCATCACCCAGCCAATCAGAGAAACGCTTACCACATGTACCGCACGCCAACAAGTTTGCCGCGCCGCTACAGTAGCAATCGCGACCCCACCAAGAAATAGAACGAGCGGTGTCGATAATCTCCGGGTCATTTGAGCAAACCATCCCCCCCTCGAGAGTTGTTATGTGGTGAGCTGGGTAGAATGATGTCGACCAAGCAACGCACCTCTCGTGCCAGTTTTTACCATCCCATAGGGTTCCGAGACTATCGCAGCTGTCGGCTACTAATTTCACATCAAAGATTGCGGCAAGCCTGAACAGACGATCCATGTCCGGAGGATTGCCGAGCACCGGGGAAATGAATATGGCCGCGATCTTTTTCTTCATCTGCTGAGCAGTCCGCAGAAGTTTCTCGACGTGATCCAGATCAAAATTCAAGGTGTGCATTTCGATGTCGGCAAAGAGAGGCCAAAGACCGTTCTGCACAATTGGCGCGATGGTAGTTGGGAAACCAACGGGGCTGACTATGACGCCGTCGTTCTCTTTCCAACCGTAGCGCTTCTTGAGGGCGGCGAGCATAACTAGATTCGCGCTGCTGCCACTGTTCACCATGAGACAATGGCGGGTCTTGAAGAGTCGGCCGAACTCATTCTGAAATCTGACCACCGTCTCTCCACTAGTGGCCCATTTTCCGTGCAACAAGGCTTCGATGGCGGCATCAATTTCGCGGTGATCGAAGAAAGGTCCGGAGTACTGAACTCGGGTTTTTCCGGGAATGAAGTCTTCGCAAGAATAAACGTAAGGAGGCAGCTTGATCATCCGTTCCCCCACAGTTTGTGCGCGGCGTACATCCATTCGGGAAGATACTTCGGCTCGCCCTCCCACAGGGATAGGTGAAATGTCTTCCAAGTCGTGGTGCCGAAATCATGCTTCGGAATTTCCTTCTCCAGATTGCGCCGGGGCCAGTAGCCCTCGTCGTGCGCTGCGACAATCCCAGGAGTGTGCAGTAACGTGTGGCCAACAAACACGTCATCCGCGAACTTCACCCAATCCGGCGGGGTGGCCTTTTCGACTACTTCCGCAGCCTTCGGAGACATCCAGTAGCCGGCTCCGCCTTGGGAAAAAAGCACGTTCTCCGTCTTGCAGAGTCTATGCATGTCGTGCATTAAGTATCCGAGGTAATCGAAGTTCTCGTAATTCACTTGCAGGAACCGGGAGACGACAATGTAGGTATCGGCTCCGCAATGGAAGGTGTAACCGAAACCGTTCGCGGTAGCCCACGCGCGGGCGACTTTCGTCTTGAAAGGCAGATCGCGGTAGGAATCGCCGGCGTCGACGATGATCTCGTCCGGCCCCGGATTCTGGCACTCGCGCCCCAGCACGAACTTGTAGGCCATGCGCCCGTCCAAATCCTTGAGCCATGTATCGCGCGCCGCCTGATTGACGCCGTTCGTGCGCCAGGCTCCACAAGACCCAATGAGGATAAGGGGAGGGGTATCGGTGTCCTGAAAAATGTTACGGATCTGAGTCGCCCACGCGGGCTCTCGATCATATTGATGCACGATGCAGAACGGCACATGAGTCCCTGGGGAATAGCAGACCATGTCCTGCCAATCCCAGACTGGCGGCTCGTCCATAGTGTACGGCATGAAGGTGTCGGCCTTAGAGGGCCATCCAGTGGCGCAGAAACCTTCTTTCATCTTTGGGATGCGAAAGTATTTCTTGAAAGGTTCTGACCGCGCCGTGAAGTTCCACAGGCCTTGATCAAACGCCGCGGGGTCTTTGATATCTAAATGGAGCTGGTACATGTGCTTGAAGACATCTAGCATGATCTTGGCTTCGCCGGCGAAAGTGCCAGAGCAGCAGATCTCCTCTTCCTTCATCCACTCCCAATCTTTCGGGCTGGTGCGCTGAACCCAGTTCGCGTTGAACGACTGGTCTTTTATTGGCCCGCCCTCAGAGGCCCCGAAAAGCATAACGTCCGCTGTTATATTCTCGGCAAGCCATTCAGACGGATCTGTTTGGAAAATTACGTCGCGGACATCGCACCAGACTATGTTGCGGTACTCTGCTATTCGCGGCGAGAGCCAGTTGATCACTGGTAACCAGCGCCAACGGCCGAAGAAGCCCCAGGCGAGCGGATCTCCTTCCCACGAATTGAATTCCTTTTTCTTTAACCCGGGCGCATCGTAGTCGACAAGAATAAAATCGAGTTCAAGAAGTTTTTTGCGCGCTTCGGAAGTGATGTCGTCGACGAAAAGGATCTTATCACCCCCGAAACCGCACTTTGCCAGAGAGACAGCGTAATTGCGCAGATAGGGCCACGAGCAGTTCTTCACTACTCCAATTACGGCGTCCCTCATTTGACCTCTCTGATCTTCTCCAGAAGCAATGTGCCCAAAATGTAGACGCCGGCGGCGGCCGGAATTAGGGAAAATATCGGCTCGCCAAGATAGTTAAGAGCGCCGGCACAGAAGATCAAACAGGTGCCGATCAGGTAGCGAACTAAGGCGTCACTCATGCAGCATCCTCCGGCATCGGGCTTCGTGTTCCTCGACCAATTTATAAAGATCGCTGGCCTCCAGCCTGTCCTCTGCGCGGAGCAGCATTCCGTGTCTGTCGCGGGGCTGCAGGGAAAGCCGTAAGGTGCTGTGGTGCAGAAATTCGGAGTACGCGATGGCCTCGTCTATGTTCATATGGCCCAGTCCTGTACACGTAAGAACCGACTCAAGGTGTACCGAACCCAGCCAAGTTTCGCCCGCCGTAGTTTGTTGAGGTGGACTCTTTCTTCAATACCCGCGTTGAAAGCTCTACCGAAGCTGTCGTTTCCGTAGGCGATTCGCTCTGTTCTGCTTGAACAGAAGCCTCTCCAATAGGCGACGTTCTCACACTCGTCATGTGGGACGGTGAGTTCTAAGCCCAGCTCCGCCGCCGCTTCTTTAGCCAGTTCGTGTGAGATAATCACTTCTTCTCCTTTTTCGTTTTCTTTGGTTTGAAGCCGGTTGGGGGAAGGGCTCCGACCTTAATAAAGTACTCCTCCGCGGTCATCTTCTTGGGAGCTACCGCAACAGTGAAAGGTTTCCCGCTTAAATATTGAGTCACTTGCACTCCTTGTGTTTCAGGATCGCCTCATCGAGACCTTCCATCATGTAGATGTCAGCGCTCTCCGCGTCTACAGGTTTTGAGCAAGAGACGCAGCGATTCCCGTATAGCTTTCGGTACAAGTACCACGCCAACCATTCCCAATCACTTACCGGCGTCAAAGTTCGCTTTTGCGGCGTCTTCGTCTTTGGCATCTTGGATTGCTTTCAAGCTGATCGCTCGATTGAACTCCACATTCTTGGCGTCCATTTCCGCATGCTCTTTTGCGTGATCGACATCGTCCCGAAGTTTTTCGGCTGCGGCTGCCATCTCCGGCTGCAACTCCTGGATCAGGGTTTTCAATTTGATGCCGTGGTCGCCGTACCGTTTCTGTACGGTATCAGTGAAACGCTTGAGCAGCAGAACGGCGCCGAGATTGACTTCGGCCAGGTCCACCGTGTGGAAATGACTGCAGATGAAATCCGTGTTGAGCCACGTGGGATGGCCGGCTTCTGCCGCCCTTCCCGTGAAGTAAACGTCCTCGCTCACAATCTGACCCTTGTCTTCCGTGGAAATGATCTTGAACCACGGCTTAGTCAGTTTTCCGTCCGTGAATACCCGTCTCTTAATAAACATGGCGCCAGTGCCCCCGGCACCCATCTTCTGCCAGCCTGGCGTAAGGGTGGTCGGATCGGGGATGATCATTACTCCGTTCTCCCAGTACCCAAAACAGGGCATGGTGTGCTTGCGATCTGGTAGCCATACCCAATAGGGCAGCACGGCAATGCTAGCCTCATCGGGCATGCTGCAGATGGCATCAGCCACATTGTCGGGCGGTGCCACATCGTTGTCGAAGATCACCAAAATATCGCAATTGCTCTTCAGGAAAAATTCATTGACGGCTAGATTTCGCGCGGCACACACTGGATGAACTGCGTGGATCGGGGCAAAGCTCAATTGAAGTCTTGGATCGTAGGCCATGCGCAAGATGGTGGACACCAATCTCGGATGACACCAACCGTGACGTTCTTCGCCAGTGAATACACAACATAAAACTTTGATTGGGGGTTTACCGGTTCCAGCGGGGGTAAACTGGGGCGGCGGTTGGGGAGGGCGGGCGGCTTGCTTTGATTTCCAGAATGGCTCGCGTCGTTTGCTCATTCCCCCAATATAGTGCAGGAATTGTACGGTTGTCAACTACAAAAGATGTCGCGGGCATCAGGCTCTTTGTATCCGTGTTCTAGCGATTTCAACATATTGTTCGCGCCGCTCGAAGCCTAAGAAACTGAAGCCTTCTCGGGAGGCGGCTATTCCTGTAGTCCCGCTTCCAGTGAACGGGTCCAGTACCAATCCGTTGGGTGGGGTAACCAGCCGACAAAGATATCGCATAAGGTTGATAGGTTTTACGGTTGGGTGGTTGTTTCCAAGGCCGCGCTCTTTCTTACTAGCCTTCGCGCAGTAAAAGAACCTTGACGCGCTACCAGAGTCTAGTCGTCGCATGCCAGGGCGCATTTTGAGTCCTACTTCTCCGACGTTGGCACAGCCAGCACTAGGCTCGTCTTTCCGTCCACGGTGCATCACACCGTAACAATTTTGCATCTTACGGGCTTCGGAATTCATGGAAGCGTTTGCCAGTTGACCGGGGGCGTCAGGAAAAGATGCAATCGCGGCCTCGCTTCCATCGTGGATAAGATTGGCGGGCCAACGACCCAAGCTAACCCCGTCTGAGCCAACTCGGCAGTCAGCGATGTTAAGCGCGCCGGTTCCATACTGTTCTGCGTTCGCCTGCACCGTTCCGTTCAGAGGTTTACGTGCTACGACAATAGGCTCGTGAGCGGGCTTCAGAGACGTACCCCAACCGTCCCAGTCGTCTTTCAAATTTTTAGATTTGGGAAAGCCCTGTCCATAAATCCACATAATCTGATCGCGTATGTCGAAGCCGGCATCTTCTATCCCCGTGGCCATGCGGTGGTAAGTGCGGGCACCCCCGAAAGACAGCAAGTGGCCTCCAGGTTTAAGGACGCGGAGAACCTCTGTCGCCCAGGCTTGCGTGAATTCTTGGAAAAGGTAACCAGCGCGGTATTCTGGCGATGTTCGCGAAGCGCGGCCAAATACGCTATCGCGGCTAGTGTCGCTCGTGTTAAGGGATCTCCGAAAACCGTCTCCTCCATCCCAAGAGTTCCCCATGAATTCTAAACCGTATGGTGGATCAGTTACTGCTGCATCCACCGTTCCGCTGTCTATTTCAGCCATAAGTTCTAGGCAATTGCCCAGCCTTACTTCATGGTTCGGAGTTACCGAGCATTGAGCATTCATTTGATCAGCTCCCGCAACCAAGCGGCTGCCGATAATGGCGTGCTTGGGGATCCGCTGACAGCTAGCACATTTATTTGTGCTTAACGCCCGACAAGCCGGACGCTTGATATTCTTTCTTCCCTTCACCGGCGGCTCGTTTCTCGGAGAGCATTATCGCGACGGCTTGTTTCTGGTTCTTAACTTGCGGCCCCGACTTCGATCCGGAGTGAAGTTCTCCGTGCTTCCATTTGTCCATCACTTCCGTGTACGGCATTAGTGTCTCCTGTTCAACCTCATTCGATACGGTCGACAAAACCATACTTAAGCGCCTCGGGGGCAGATATCCAAAAATCTTTGCGCTCCCAATTCTTTTTTACGAAAGCCAGAATTTTCTTTTTGTCGCCCTTGATTGTTTTCGCCGCACGGTCTGCAAATATCTCTGCAATACGCTCACACATTTTCTTGACCCAATCCACCGTATCTTCTACCGCCCCTATTTTTCCATACCCCGCACCGAAAGAAGCCTCGTGGATTAGTATCCAACTCTCGCGACCCATTACTCGCTCGTCACCAGCCTGCAGAAGAACGCCGGCCATTGAAGCCGCGTAGCCTATTGTTTTGGTCTTAATCTTATGTCCGCTGCGACGCAAATCCTGAATGAAATCGAACAGCGCAAAGCCTTCGATGATGGATCCGCCTGGGGAATTGAATACGATCTCAATATCGCACTTGGGGCTCAGCCGAGACCAGCGCGCGAGGGTGGCCATGCAGACTTGGGCGGAAACCTCGTTCACGTCCGTAACGAAACGATACAGGCGGTTGTGGGAATCTCCGGCGAGGACATTATCCGTCATGCGCTTGTTCTCGTCGTATTGCAGAGCAATGTTGAGGGAATTAAGTCTCGCACCCTCGGCTTCGTGTCTCAGCTTCTCGGCCTCGGCCGATTGCTTGAGAGCGATGGCTTCGGCCGCTTTAGCTTCGGCGTCGGCTTTACGGGCTTCGGCGAGGAAGAGTGCTTTCTCTTCCGGTGACGGTTTACGGTCAGACTTCTTTAGTTCGCTCATGGCTCCCTTTTTATATAAGAGATTGCGCTATCTGTCCAGCGGTAAATTGAATCGGGAAGGTGCCGAGGAAGTTACCGTCCTGGATCCCAAACGTCACTATGCCGATGAGAGTTCCATCGAGTGCATATAGCGATGAGCCGCTATCGCCGCCGATAACAGGGCCGGTTGCCATATACATCGTATCGCCCGCCACCACATCGCCCTCATCATCGGGGTCCATATGCACTTGGCCGGTAATGTAGCCTTCTCGATATTGATCCTGCATCCCGGCGGGGTTGCCGTAGAAGTAGAAACGCTCGCCTTGACGCGGAGCCCTGAAATGGGCTAACGGGATATAAGTGGTGAAGTGAGCACCTGGCACATCTATCAGCATGTGATCTTGGAGATCGAAGATAAAGTTCGTCGGACGATACCCGGTCGCCGTCTCTGACTTTACGGCGTAGATCGACGCATCGATGAATAGGGTCTCGTGGGAGAGATAGCAGTGTGCCGCTGTCAGGAGGGTATGTGGCCCAATCGCGGTAGCGGAGCAGCCAGCAGCGTGGAGAGTGCCGTCGTCATCATAACTGACCGCGATGATCCAGTGACTGGCTCGATGGCGCTGGATTCTGGCAAGTTCGGAAGATATCCCGAAGCAGGAAACGGTGAGAAGAACAGTTATGAGGATCGGGGCCAGGATACGTCGCATATTGGTCTCTTGCGGCCGCTCAGTCCTGAGCACTACGGCGCGCTTCCCGGTTCCTTTCGGATCCTCAGTTCCAGGGTAAAAACTATTTGTGCTTGACACTATGAAAACCACCAAGAGTGTGGGCTAGATGTGCTCGCTCTTCAGCGAGCGCCCCATATTTGCCCGAACTGGCGGCGGCCATTTTCTTAGTAGGTATTTTTTCGCCTTGGGGAACACCCAATTGCTCATGCAGAGCTCCCGGATGCTTTATTGCCCCGGCGATCCAGTTAGCCATTTTACAACTCCCCCAATTAGTGTACCAGTTGTCGGGATATAGTCGCCCAGCCATGTGGCGCCTGTCAATTGCAAAATGTGCCGTCTGTTGTTTCCGAACTCTTGGGATTGGAGCCACATGCAGAACTCTACTGGCCATGGGTCGGGGCGGGGTTGAATGCCCATATCCACCGATGCGTATGTCCGTGGCTTGCGGCGGTTGGCTTGATCGAAAGGATCAACCCAATCGCTCGGTTTGGGACCGGGGAAGGGATAGCTGGGGGTGGCGCCGGTGCCTATCACCGGGGGAGACCTATTCTTCGGGGACTACCTGGTGGTTTCACCGATGGTGGCATCTGCTGTGGCGCCGCTTGTTGCGGCGGACCAGCTGGCTGCTGGCCGGCCGGCTGTTGGGTAGCACTGTCGGCAATGTCTGGCATCTGGGTCTCGTCCGGAGCCGGAGGCGGCGTAGCGCTCCCGTCCGGATTCAACCGCGGGTCCGGACCCTCTGCTCCGTTAGGCACCCCACCGTTTTGCTGTGCAGCAGCTGCCTGTTGGGCCTGCTGCTGCAGAGCAAACTGAGCGGCTACTTCAGCTGCTGCGCTCGGTACTTCCGCCAGAGCCGGAACATCAGGGTCCAAACCTGTCTGGGTTAGAGCCTGACGACGGGTAGAGATATCAAGCACGGTCAAACGGATATGCTCGTACCAAACCTGCTGCTTCTGTTGAGGCATTTCCCTGAACTCATCAGTCTTCGCGAAATCCACATGCTCGCGCAAGTGAACCATAGAGTTGTCGACAAAGGGCCTCACAAGAGGAGTCTCGTTCTTTTGAATGAACCGATCCTGTTCCTTTGCGGCATCCTCAATATCGATGTCCAGTGAGCCCTTCAGTGCGAGTTCCCCGAACTTCTTCAAAATCGTAATCTGCATTTCCTGGTCGGTTGGCTGAATGATACCGAGTTGGATCAGTTGCCCGATAGTGGCGCGCTCGGTCGCATTGCTCTTGGGGGCCAGCGCGTTCCAGTCTACAACGATGTTGCACGCTCCCTGCAAATCCGCTTTTGTAAACTTCTCGACTTGCCATTTACGGTTTTTGCCGACGCAGGCCCGAATGCGGACATCATCCCAGTTTTGTCTTGCTAGCTCAAGGCCCATCTTGTCAAACTCCGCCCATCCCTGTGCCCACGCGGAGCGCAGAGTGGACAGAGACTGTTGACCCTTTTCCCCAAGGTATGCTAGTGCACTAGCGGCAGTAACTCCCGGCGGAGCGTTACCGCCCTGAAGGAAAAACGTACCGCCGACACGTTCCATGGCGTCGTCGATCTCTTTGATCAGAGCCAAGAGGGCGCCCAGGTTGTTCAGTTCGGCCGGGACTCTTTCCGGTTTCGCGAAGTTGGTGCCGCCGACGGACATCGGATTGTAATCAATCTGCTGTCCGGGCTCACCGGTGAGGATATCTACGCCGCAGCCTTTCGGAAGCAGCCACACCGCATTACCCATGCGCTGCACGGATAGCCGAATGTTGGCCTCGACCATGTTCCGGAAGACTTGGAGATAGACCAGATCGTCCATCGGAGTTTTGCCCCAAAGACGACCCGGAACGATATTGGCACGCCAATGAATCAAAGGCAGGAAATGCTTGCCTTTCTTGACGCCGGCCCCGTACACCGTAGGCAACGGCCCGATGTCCACAATTGCCTCAGATGAAGTCTTTCCCAAGCGCAAAGCATAGAGGCCCTGCGGATATTTCTTCGAGGGGAGTTCGCGGATACAATACGCGGTGACCTTCGGGTACTTCCCAGAGGTGGAACTGTTTGAAGCCAGGCCCGCACCGAATGCGAAATCCGGCGTAAGGTTGGCAAACAAGTCCATATAAAATTGCGATGTGTCGTTTGATGTGCCAGCGTCCGGTTGGATCTTGTCTGCGTAATCCGGCCAATTCTCTTTTGCCCAGGTCAAGTCGTAGCGCTTCTGATGCACGAAAGAGTTCCATTTGCGGTAATCGGTGATTCGATAGTCGCCGCGGATCTCGAACGGGCCGGCCACTTCTAACTGGAGGGAGCCTATCGGGTATTCCTGATCTACCGGTTTTTTCTCTTCGCCATCTTCTGGGGCCGACTCTGGTCCTTCTGCGCCATTCACCATAAGGTTCGGCACCGTTCCGAAACTTTCAGACATGTCGTAGTGGGGGATGGCAAAACAATTTCCGGTGAGAATCATCCAGCTCGCAATAATCTGCGCCTGTTCGTCACACTGAGCTTCTGTATACATAACGTCGCGCAGGCTCTCACCGATCTCTGAAATGGCAATGTCGGCTGCGTCGCCGGTTGCCGGGGCGTAAGTGATCGGTACGCGACCGCCTTGCAGAAGTTGGGTAATCAGATCGTTCGCCTTCTCAGCGAACTTGTTAGTTATCGCTCTCGGGAACCACGACGGTAAATTGCGCCTCTCCCAACGGCCGCCGCCCATGCGGCGTAGCCATTGTGCACCGGCATAGAAAAAAACATTCCTCCCCCAGTTCGCCTCGAAAAAGATTCGGGAGAACGAATCCGCCTTCAAGACTTTGTCTATTCGATCGTTAACATCTGCCAAAACTTCCGGATCGTTCTTGTCGTAGGGGTCTTTCTTGATTTCCTCGGACCCTTCCTGATAGCCCGGAGCTTGCATCGGCTTCATGATTGGATCGGTGTTTTGGCTACCGGAATATGTGTTAGGCATCGGAACCCTCGTCTTCTAGTATCTCACGCCCTACTTTGTGCCACTGTTTTCCTCCAGCGCCTCTTCGGCGGTTATATCGTCCCACGACTCGGCAAAAATAGCTGCCATCTCTTTCATCGCATCAGCCTTCGCCATCTTCGATTCCTCCGCGATTGCTTTAGCCTCCGTGACGCCGGTAGTACTCGCCGGGGGTAACCCAGAAGAGACGAAAAGGGCATCGGCAATGCGATCAGCGCGCTCCCGCTCGCTATCAATACGTTCACGTTCGTGATCAAGCAAGGCCTCGCACTTTTTGGCATATGCTTCTGCCGTCGCTGCGCGGGCATTAGCCTGTTTCAGCTGTAGATCTTCAAACTCCCTCTCCAGGCGGTGCTCATTCGCCCGAATCAACTCCCATCCCAGGAAACTCATGTCGGACTCCCCTTTTCGTGAATCAACTTTAACCAGGATTCGATATCCTGCTCGTCAAGTTCTTTGATTAGGTGCAACTTCTCCCGTTCGGTCGATAGGGAGTCGAGCGCCGTTTTAATCTGTCTCGCAAGAATAGTGTCTTCCATTATAAATCCGATCCCTCCCAGTCATATTTTGATTTATGAGTGGCGATATCGTTCTCCCCCTTAACACCGCGAACTTCGTCCTCGCGGTCCATATCCCGGAGAGCGTTCTTGGCGGCGCCCCGCATCATGGCCCTCTTCCTGTCCAACGCGCGCCATTCTTCCGCAGCCCCGCGATCGATCTTTTCCATGTTCAGCCACTTGTCGCCGAAGTCCTCGCCGATCTTTGAGGGTTCCGGTTTTGTCATGACGACGTAGCGTATTGAGTCTATGCAATCCCAGCGGGCGGTGGATGACTTGTACTGCTTATCCGTTTTCTCGGGGTCCCACTTACACGTATCGAGTTCCTTCCGAACAACGTTCGCGCTTTTGAAAACGAACATTTTAGGGGAGCCTTTGCCGCGGAACTTTACGAACTTGTGCGCCGGTTGCGTTTCTTCAAACCAATGAGGCAAGTCGCGGTGTTTCTGTACGTGCAGATATCCCTCCATTCTGAGAAGGCCGGGATTGATGTCTTTGATCGCGTTCTGGCAAAATATGCCGTGGTCCGAAAGTTCGATTGTGGCTACTTTATTTTCGGGATCCAGAACGAACGTCGATCGATTGTCGTTCCAAGGTAGATTGCGCTTGATCCACTGCGCGACTTCGGAGACCCGTCCAGTTCGGTTGTGGAAGCCGTTAGTGACGATAAGGTTACCTTGCTCGTCGGCGTAGATCGGAACCACCGCCCAGGGCGAGTCGCCTCCGACGTCGATGCCAGTAGTGAGAGACCAATTTCGCGGAATTGGGAAATCATCGATGACGTGGGCCGAAGCATCTTCATAGTCCA